CAAGCTTTTTAACTCTTTTGCTTGTTTTTCAATCTTATCAGCGTTCTTAACTGTTCCATCAATAACTAATCCTAAACGACCACGTAAATAACCAGCCATTCTTGCATCTGTTAGTTTCTTTGCTTTATCTCGAATCTCTTGTCCTTGGGTTGAAAAGATAGTATCAGCGTCCATTGTTAAGCCAGCTTTTTTCATTGCTCTTTCAAATGCATCATCTGAATTAACAACTTTAAATCCAAGAATAGGCAATGCGGTTTTTCCAACGACGTATGATTTGCCCGAGCCAGGCCCGCCTGCCAAAAAGATTGCTTTGAATATCGCGGGATCATTTGGACCTTCGCTAATAAATATTTTAAATGAATCCATTACAGTGATACCTCGCCTGGAATATTAACCGCCTGACTAATTTCAATACCTAAGAAATTCATTAACTGATTAAACATCTGTTTACCAACTACCGCGATCTTCTTAAGTGTTGCTTTAACCTTTGCCATCACAACGGTGATTGCTTTCTGAACTTTTGCGACCAATCCTTTACCGACGCCTACTGCGGCTGCGCCTGCCCTCTTAAACATATCAAAAGGATCTTCGCATAAGTAATCTTCTGTTAATAAACCATCTACCTTAGATAGTTCTTCAACTATAATATCTCTAAAGGATTGTACAGATTCACTCTGTGCAGTTATATTCAATCTTAAAGAAGAATATGCAGGAGCTCCACCACCACCAGATTTAAATGTGATAGCAGGTTTAACTATTTTTGCGTATTTTTGAATGATAGGATCATTAATACTGTTGATTGGTTCTAATACAACCTTTCCACTAAGTTCAAACTTACCTAACATGTTTGCAGCTGCTTTAGCATTTGGGGATCCAAACTTATGATTACCCGTTGCTGCTTCAAGTACAATATGTTTGCTAAATAAAGTATTTGCCGCGGTGTTCTGATTCATATAAGAACTAAGTAGTGTACTCAATTCTTTGTTTTGTTTATCTTTTGCTTGGAAGTCAGAAATTTCAGAGTTAGACAATCCTTTAGCAGCAGACTGTTTAAGGGCAGTCACAGTAGAGTTTGAAATCAATCTTTCCATCTTTGTTTCCAAATTGGAAACTAGATCTTGCGCAAATTTCTTTTCATTTCCCATTTCTGACAAAGCGGCTTTAACAATTGCGATTGACTCTTCTTTAGCAGCCGATGCCAATTGAGAACCACCTGCTTTCTTTAATGAAATTCTTTCACTGAAATCATTAGATGCAATATCAGTCTTTGGAGTTTTATCTGCTCTTGAAAAATTCCATAAAGGTCCTAATGTAACTGTACCAACCGCACCACCTCTACCTGTGTGAACTAACGCTTTGGCAGATAAACCAGATTTGAAGTTCTTAGCAATTTCTAATGATTGGTCTTTATATCCATCCCAATACTTCATTGCCGCCTCTTCGGTTGTAGGATCTGTCTTTTGATTGTTTAATTGATTATAAGCAAATACAATTAGATCTTCCCATTCAGCACCAGATGGCATTCCTCCGCCTTCTTTGTGTTGTACAAAGTCAGATGCCTTGTAACCTTTACCACCACGTAGATGATATACCTTTCCATCAGGAGCTTTAAGAAACTTCTCATACTCACCCGTTTTAGATCCAAGTTCGGCCGCTACCTTTGCAGCCCCAGAAACAACTTCAAACACGTCACCTTTCTTATATCCAGCCTTATCAAATTCAGGAGTACTTGTTCCTTTCCATATAACTTTGACGCCTGGAATATAGTCAGGTTTCATGATAGTTGCTTCTGATAGCGACCTGATATATGTTTTAAACCCTTTCATATATTACCTATTAAAATTAGTCTATGTCTATAGAGTTATTTATACAGATACTTATGTTAAAGCAACATCTCCAAAAACTTTCTGGCCAGGCTTGCGTTTATTCAGTCTCATACCAATGTCGGTCTTATCGAAGACTGGCGAACTATCATCCCAGTTCTTTTTTGCATGTTTCCCACCACCTCCAGACGGAGCCTCGAGATTAATATTCTCTTGGGCAGATTCTTCGAGTTCATATATCTTCATCTTTGCGCGTTCAATACCAACCAAGAATCTTCGATAGTAACCGATGTCACCCCAACGATTCTTCAACTGTTTAATCATGAGTTGATTCATCTCTTCAAGATATTCAGAGCTTACTAGACCAAGAATACAGTCTGCTGTGTGGGTTATACCCATTGACTCTGAAGTGTTTGTTAGATCAACATCTGAGTTGCCGTACGCATCTCTATTGTACTGGGAAGATGTAACGATTGCACAATTATATTCCATAGCGAGACCACGAACTTCTTCCGCGATAGATTTTACTAAAGTATAACTATTTGCTGCAGCTGCACCTTTTACTCGAGCAGATGAACAGATGTTCAAGTAATCAAGAAAGATAACGTCAGGGGCAAAATTCTTTTTCAGTTTTAACTCATTAAGCAGATGCCTAAAGTGACCGCTATGAGCAGATCCTGTAGGGAATTCCTTAATAACCAATTTACCTGTAGTCTTTGACTTGAGCCGATTCATTCGCTTCTCAAATACATCACGAGGAACTTCAGCAACTTCATCAAGAGTAATATCCATAATGTTTGCGTCAATCCTTCGACCAATTTCCTCAGCAGCCATTTCCATTGTAATATACAGAACGTTCTTGCCATACATCAAATGATTAGCAGCGAAATGGCATTTAAGTAAAGACTTGCCACCGCCAGTTGTTGCCAACAAGACAGTCATAGATTTACGGGGTATACCACCTTTAGTAATTTTGTTTAGAATTTCAATGTCGAATGGAATACGTTCTTCCTTGCGATGATAATGTTCATAACGATCATCTCCATCTTCAAGGAAATCATGACCAACAGATTGGTCAAAGTTGATACCCAATGAATCCGAGAGCAATCCTGGGATTGCCCCCTTATCCAATTGTTCTTTGTCTTGACCATCAAGAATCAGAATTGCTTTGCGTATACTATTATATAAATCTTTGTCTTGGCAAAACTTTTCTGTTTCATCAACCAAAAACTCCATATTGGTATTAGCATCAATTGACATACTATCAACTAATTGGTGAACACCTTGATACGTATCTTCGTTCAGATCCTTGCGTTTATCAACGGCAATCTTTAAAGCTTCAAGTGAAGGTGGCGCCTTGTACTTTTCCATGTACTCGGAAGCCGTTTGAAACACTTTACGAAGTACGGTGTTATCGAAGTAATCTTCTTTTAAATATGGAAATACCTTGCGGCAATAGTCCTCATTCAGTATCAGATTCGATAGTATCGTCTTCTCGAGCATTTTGATCTCCCATTACTGCTGCGTTTAATTTAAACTTGCGTTCAATATATTCATTGTATTTAGGACATTTCATGATACGCTCAAAGAACTCATCATCAACCATAATATCCTTTGCTCTGCGTTTTGGTTCCATTACCTCACCGGTAGATATATTAACTTCGTTATACCAGCCTTGAGTTTTTGAAATAAGATGACCTGATTCCAAAGCCAATTCCATTAATGAAGACCATTTCTGAATACCTTTATCAAATAATACAGTGAAAGGCAGTTTTGATTTTTCCTTGACATATCTTGACTTTTCAATGTTAATTGTAAACTTGAAACCTTCAAGATCCTTGCCATCCTTCTCTTGGGATTTACCAATAATGAATACTTGGTTTGCACTGTACATAATACCTGTACCACCAGATACAACAGCTTTTGGAAATAATCCCATCTCTTGATATACATGGTTAATAGCGATACAAGGAATATCACGAGTAGTTAGCTTAGGTGTAACAATACGGAACAACGACTTGATCTGTTTTGCGCGAGACATGTCAGCAACTGACTTTTCAGACATAGCATCTTCGACTTCTTTCTTCGAAGCAAGGTTACCAATTGAGTCAATCAGAATCATAACACGATCGCCTTTACTAACTTCTTCAAGACGTTTTGTCAAATCAAACTTTAGCTGTTCTACATCTTCCAATGGCACGTGAATAACACGGTCAATATCAATATCAAAACTTTGTAAATAATCGGGCGTGATACCATATTCTGAATCATATAGTAGTGCAACACCATCCTTATACTTATCAAGGTATGCCTTCATACAGTATAGACCTAAAAGCGTTTTGAAACTTTTAGATACACCAGCTAGGACCGTTAACCCAGGAATCAATCCACCATTAAGACTACCACTAAAGGCAATATTAACAATAGGAAGATCTGTTTTAATAGGATCCTTTACTTGAAAGAAGTCAGATTTGGAAAGAACCGAAGATCCTTTAACCGAACCTGCCTTCAACATTTTATCTAGTAAACTCATATTTTATTCTCCACTTAGAATTGTATATAACTTATCGGCAAACGCATCGAGTTTCTCATATCGGTTTGGCCAATAGATGTAATCCTTTTCAGGGTTTGCCTTTAAGTTATTCAATAGCGGTACTACCGCATCATATATTAATTGTGCCTTAGCGGCGCTCGCATTAGCAGAAGCTGCGGTTGTAGTAACCTCGGCCTTCGCTTGTTGAACTACTTCTAATTCATCAGCATCGACAGCAGTAAAACCAAAATCAAAATCAAGGATGGTGGTTTCTTTTTCTATAGACATATTGTCTCCTTTAAAAGAGGGGGGTCCGAAGACCCCCATGCTGATATTAACTACGAGCCAATTCCTTAAAAATACTAAGGTCATCATCATCACTTGCGGCTAAGCCTACTGAAGGTTCTGCCGTTGCCATTCTTGGCTCGGACGAATAGCTAGACATACTGGACAAATCCAATTCATCCGCTGTTTCAGTAACCGGTGCAGAAGCAGTCGGCGCATCATTTTGTAAATCAAGTACTCGATACAATTTAGTTCTTAGTTCAGTGTAAGATTTGAAATTACTTTCTGATACTAACTCCTGTAGAGAATGTTGTTCTCCCCAAATCCTTTCTAACTCTGCATCATCTTCTGACAATGGAGTAGCAGGATCGAACTCAGATTTATCGTAGTTCGGATAACCTTCGAATTGACGGATCTTCAACCTGAAGTTTGCGCCTTCCCATAAATCAAACGGATTGGTCGGTTCTTCATCTTCGAACGTAGGGTTCATAAGATCATTCAACTTATCAAAGATTTTTTTACCAAACTGATACATGAATACTTTACCTTCATTTTCAGGTTGGCCTGGGTCTTTAACAACAAAGATATTGGCAGTATACTTCAGCCTGCGCTTCTGTTTACGTGCTTGTTCTTTATCAGCTTCAACACCAGAGTTCCACAGCTTAGAGTTAAACTCTGATACTGGGTCATC